GCCCAGCGCGTTGGTCTGGTAGCCGCGCACGTAATCGTAGAACACGCGTATCTCGCCTTCGCTCGATGCGTTGAGCCCCGTGGGCGTCAAGCCCAGGAGCTTGACGAGCGGGATGTGCGAGACGGCGGACATCTGTTCCTGGCCCTGCGCCTGCAGGGCGTCCAGGCCCGACAGTGGCGTGTTGACCTGGAAAAATTCCTCGGTGGCCTTGTCCAGCAGCAGCAGGTTGCGGTTGTCACGATAGGCGTTGATCAACTGCGCGCGCTGCAGCAGGTCCATGTTGCCGCCCGGCTGCAGCGCCTGGGCCAGGTCCATCGCCACGCCGGACACGCTGAACTGCTTGACCGTGTCGGAGACCGATTGGCGTGTGCGCAGCCAGTTGTCGACATAGGGCATTGCCAGCTGCGACATGCTCACGCCGCGGAACGAATATGCAGGCTTGAGCATGTCCGGTACCGGCCGCGAGATGATCGTGTGCAGGCGCGTGGCATGCACCTCGATACCCAGCAGCCACCAGGACGACGGCACGTAGAAATCGGGCGCCGTCGGATCGATGGAGTTGTAGAAATTGGGCGTCACCCAATAGGGTTCCACAACGCGCACGCCTTGGAACGAGCCCAGAGGTACGCTGTAAGGACGCAGCACCAGCGGCGTGTCGCGCGCGGTCTGATCGTCCTTCATGCTGAAATAGACGTGACCACCGCCAAACGCCTGATCGTGGATAACGGCTTGGCGCACGTGCTCGCGCAGCTTGATGCGCTTGAGCTCTTCCTCGATCTTCGCCAGCGTCTCAGGCTTGGCGTCGCCGGACGCCTTCACCTTGCCCCACATGCGCACGCACTCGTCGGCGAGCGTCTCGTGCATCGTGCGGTACTCGGCCAGCTGGGCCAGAAGGGACAGCGTAGGAAAGCCCGGGAAGCCCGTCGACTCCACGAAGGTCAGCGCGTTGCCGGCCTGCATGTTGAAATCGAGCGCATGCTCCGCCGCCTTGCGCTCAACCTCGCGATAGTTGTCCTTCTCGACACGATGCGCCGTGGCCTGCACCATCGACAGGCTCGCCGGCGTGCTCGGTGCGTGACTGAGCGCATGCGCGGCGACCGCCGGCCCGGTGAGCGTCTTGTGCGCCGGCGTCGCCGGCTCGGCGGTCGGCGCCGGACGTGCGGGCGTCGCAGGCACGGCAGGCGCGCCGGGGCGACGCGGAGAAGACGGCTTAAGTCGGCGCTTGGTCATGTGGAGGCGGCCCGCAAAATGTCGTTGGTGATGAGCGCCGCGATGGGCGAGCGCAAGCATAGCTGATGCAAGGCGATGGTCATGCAATCGACCGTGTCGTCGTGTCCGCTGGTGGTATCCGGGAAGCTGGTGATCTCGTCCACCCACGCCGCAATAGAGGGGTCTTCGTCCGGATGGGGCAGCATGACCTGGCCGGCGTCCCATACCCAGCTCACGGCGTGCGCGCGCGCCTCCTTCGACCCCAGCGGCGGCACGCCGACGGTGCCGGGGATGTGCTTCTTGAGCATGTCCACCAGGGCGGCGCCGTTGGCCGCATCCTCGATGAACACGCGCGTGACGCGCGGATGAGCGCGCTTCAAGTCGATGATGGCCGTGGCCGTGGCCATGAAGGCGAGGCGCTCGCGCCGTTTGGCCAGGAGCCACACCCGATCGTCGGCCGACTTGGCCCACACACCGGCGGCCACGAAGTCCGACGCCGCGCCGTCCTTGAACGTCGCGTCGACGGAAACCACCACCTGCGTGAACTGCGTGGGCAGTTCGGCGCGCCGGTAGTAGCGCAGGCCTTCGCGCTTGAAGATGGCGCCGAACTCGGCCATGGGCACCTGCTGGAACATCGCCGCCCACCAGAACGCGGCAATATGGGCCTTCATCTCCTGGAGCTTGGCCTCGCTGTGCAGGTGCGGCACCAGCGCGCCTTCGGGCAGATCGTCGCGGTAGCCCGATTCGCCGGGCCGGTTGAGCGCCGGGAAGGACAGCAGCGTGAAGCGCGGGTCGCCCTGGAACTTGCGCCGCACGCGCGCGAGCAGGTCGTTGGCCGACCAGGGCGTCCCGATCAGCACCGTGCCGGAAATCTCCTGCATGCGCGTTTGCGCCACGGCGTCGAACCAGGCTTCGCGCGCCTCCTGGACGACAGGCGACAGCGCCTCCTGGGCGTTCTTCACGCTGTCGTCCACCAGCAGGAAGTGCAGCGGCATGCCCGTGAGCGCGCCGCCCACGCCTACACCGCGGTACTCGCCGTTCATGCGCGGTTCGCGCGCCGGTACGTCGAACTGGTCGGCTGTGGACACGCCGCCCACCCCGATCAGCGAGGCGCGCGGGAAGATGGCCCGGTAGACGGGCTCCTGCATGATCGCTTTCACCTCGCGGGTGAAGCGGCGCGCCAGGCTCTGCGCGTAGGACGCGCCCGCGCCGTAGACCGCCGGCAGCACGTCGAACAGGCGTCCGAACAGGTAGGGCGCCAGACAGCGCGAGATCAGGGACGATTTGCCGTGCTGGGGCGGCGCGGTCAGCATGAGGATGGGCCGCTTACCGGCCAGGATGTCGCTCACGAACCGGTCAATGGCGCGGCACACCTCGGCGCTGAACACGGAATGCTTGAAGCGCGGGCGGTGCATCACGGTGATGAACGCCGCATAGTTCGTGCGGGCGGCGTCCACCAGAAAGGCGACAGGATCGATGGGCGCGGCCGGCGCCTGGGCGAGTGCGTAGCTCATGGCCGCTTGTCCAGAAGGCCTGCGGCGGCTAGCTCCTTGAGCTGCTCGACGTACAGGGCCCGCTGCTCGTCGGAGATGGACTCGGCGAACGGCGCGGCATTGCTGATTTCGAGGATAGCCTTGTCGAAGCCGAGAATCTTGACCAGCGTGTTGAACGCGCTCGTTTTGCTGCGCATCTTCGGGACAATCTGCCCTTGCTTGACATCCCACCCTTCGATGAGCCGGCCGAACTGCACGGTCTTCATCCGCGCCACGTCAAACACGAAGCTCTCCATGGCGCCCAGGCCGTTGCAGGTCGCGCAGGTGGTCAGCGTGCCGTCATCCTCGTCCCCGACCTGACCGACGCCATCGCAGTCAAAGCACGCCCGCACCTGAACCTTCATGAGGTCGGCCAGGTTGATGTTGATCAGCCCCACGAGGTCCGCCACCAGGGAGGTTTTGACGGGCTGGAGGTCATGCGTCGACGCGCTCATGGCCCGACTTTAACTTAACGCACGAGAATGCTCCAGTTTGCCCAATCGACCACCCCACCCCTTACTGATTACAGACAATACTTCATCTGTTTCTTATATATGTATATGATTGAAATTTTAAGTTAAGTGTTAGGTTAAGACTATACACTTATAGGCGAATACCGAAGTGGGAGCTATATAGGGACAGACGATCGTATCGTCAGTTCGTCAGTATCCGCCTGGATGAGCTTATTGACGTTGACCTAAAGATGCGCTAACGTTCCGTGCACAAGTCCACCACATAGGCACCCTCATGAGTGAAGTGCAAGCGGTTCACAGCAAGCTGTCGATGTCGGCCCGCGCGCGCTGGTCGCGCTGCGCCGTCTCCGTCCCGTGGTCCGATGGTCTGCCGGATGACTCCGGTCCGGCGGCGGAAGAAGGTGTGATTGCCCACAAGGTGGCCGAGTTCTACGTGCGCCACCGCTTCGGCCTGGAGATGCCCGACGAGTGGCGCGGGCTGCCCGTGCCGATGGATTACGCGCCACCCACCGGTCTGGACCTGAAAGGGCAGCCGGCCAGTCAGTGGAACGCCAAGATGCGCAACCACGGGCGCGATTACGCCGAGTTCATCGCCGGCCTCGTGAGCGCCTACACCGACGCACGGATCGTGCTGGAGCGGCGCGTCGACGTGCAGGGCACGCAACCGCCGCTGTTCGGCACCGCCGACTGCCTGATCTGGATTCCCAGCCGCGCCATTCTGATCGGCGTGGATTACAAATACGGCTTCGGCGAGGTCGACGTGGGCACGCCGGAGGCGCCCAACGAGCAGGTTGCCGGCTACCTCGTGGCCGCCGCCGAGACGTTCGGCCTGCAGCCCAAGCAACTCGGGCTGGCGATCTATCAGCCGCGGCGCATCCACGGTGAGCCCGGCCAGGTGCTGGTGCTGGATGGCGCTTGGGTGCCGCAGGAGCATGCCAAGCTGCTCGCCGAGGCGCGCGCCGTCGAGGCGGCCTACGCCGCGCCGGACAGCACGTCGCCCGTACCCGGCGCGCACTGCCGGTACTGCAAGGCGGCCAAGGCGCTGCGCTGCACGGCCGTGCAGAAAGCAGGCAAGATGGCGCTGCAGGCGCACGTCAAGCCCACCCTCGTGCATGACCTGGCCGATGCCGAACTGATCGCCCTGTGGGCCGTACGCGCGGCGTTCAAGAACTTCTGGGAGGACGTGGAGGCGCGCATCGCCAAGCTGGCCGACACGGGCGCGGCCGGGCTCGTCGTCAAGGTCGCCAAGGGTCGGCGCATGTGGGCCGATCCGCAAGCGGCCGTGACCACGCTGCTGGCGCTGGGACGCACGGACCTGCTCAGTCCCGCGGCGATCGGCGAGGCCCTGGCCGCCATCCCGGCCGAGCTGCACAGCCAGCTCGTGGGGACCGCCAACGGCGCCAAGACCATCCTCGCGACCGAATCGGCCGATCCGTTGACGGTCGCGGCCGTGTTCAACCGCTACGCGCAGGTGACGCCATGAAGCCGAGTTGGGACAACGCACCCGCATGGGCCAACTACCTCGCACAGGACGACAGCGGTCACTGGTGCTGGTACGAAATCACGCCTGTATGGGTGCAGGAAGACCGCATGTGGCAAAACCAATCCGGCAGCCGATGGGATTGGGCAGACGAACATTTGGTGTCGGGTGCCAACACGCTGGAGAGGCGGCCATGAAGCCGAGCTGGGATAACGCGCCGGAATGGGCCAACTATCTCGCGATGGATAGCGACGGCTGTTGGTGCTGGTACGAAAGGCCGCCGGTGTTTGTGCCTACCACAGGCTGGTGGCGCGGCGGCTGCTACGAGGTTGCTCTGGACCCGTCGCACGCGGCCGCAGACTCGCTGGAGAAACGGCCATGAAGCCGAGCTGGGACCACGCTCCCGAATGGGCCAACTACCTCGCGATGGATAGCGATGGCTGTTGGTACTGGTACGAAAAGCCGCCGGTGTTCGTGCCTGCTACGGGCTGGTGGTCGTGTTCTTCAAGCGGCGGGCGGTATGATGTTGCTCTGGACCCACCAAATGCGGCCGCGGACTCGCTGGAGTCGCGGCCCACAAAGTAGTTGACAACCCCACAAGCATCGCATAACGTTCAACCGTGGCCGTGCCGGACTCAACCGCAACCCGTACCCCTGCAGGAAGCGCACGAGACGGCACGGCCACGCTTCCCATGTTGCGCAGGCAACCCGGATGGTTTCGGTTATCCGGCCGCTCGGCGCCTTCGGGCGCCGGGCCTTCTCTGAAATCCTAAACTCTGGAGTAAACTAAATGGCACTGACCGACCATATCGCCATCCTGACCTACCACGCGCTGGCCCAGCCCCAGCAGAACAAGAAGAAGGCGGCCAAGCCGCTGGAATACTTCGCCGTCATCGCCTTCCCGCCCACGGCGGCAGACGATCTGAAAGCGCTGCTGCTGGGCGTCGCACCGGGCGGCTCGCTCGCCGGCGTCGATGTCCGGGTACCGCGCAACTCGCAGAATGCCAAGCCCATCCCCGGCGTCCCGGGCGACTGGTTCATCATCCGCGCGGCGACGCAGTTCCCGCCGCACCTGGCCGACGAGGCGGGCCGGCAGCTGGATCAGGCCACTCAGGTGGGCGACATCCGGTTGAAGTTCTATCCCGGCAAGCGCGTGCGCGTGGCGCTGTCGGCGTATCCCTGGAATTTCCAGGGCAAAGCCGGCATCTCGTTCAACCTGAATGGCGTCATGGCCGTCTCCGACGGCGAGCGCCTGAACATCGGCAACCAGGCGGCGAGCGCGTTCGCCAGCTACGTCGATCCGAGCGCGGGCGCGTCGAATGCGTCGGCCAATCCGTTCGGCAACACGGCTTCGCAGGCTGCGCCGCAGCAGAACGGCAACCCTTTCGGCGGTTCGGCGCAGACGGGTACGTCGTCGGGTTCTACTGCCGGCGCGGGCGCTGATCCGTTCCAGCAGTCGAATCGCACGGCGGCGGCCAACCCGTTCGCATGAACGATGTTTCACGTGGAACACAGGGCGCCTTCGGGCGCCCTGTTTCGTTCGAGGGCCGCACGGTCCTCCTGACCCTCCCATGGCCACCATCCACGAATAAGATTTGGCGCGCGGTCAAAGGGCGGGTGCTGGCCAGCAAGGTGGCCCGCAAGTACAAAGTGAGCGTCGCCGCGCACCTGCCCACCGGTCCGGTGCACACGTTGACCGGGCGGCTTGTGGTGTGGATGACCCTCCACCCGCCGGCCGCGCTGCAGCAAGAATGGGACATCGCCAACCGCGAAAAGGTGCTAATGGATGCGCTCACGGCGCAACGGGTGTGGGTCGATGATGCACAGATCGATGCGTTGATGATCACACGCGGCAAGCCGGACCCCGGCGCCGGCCGCGTGGAGCTCGCCATTCGGGAAGTCGCGCCCTAAACCCTTGTCATGGCTGGGCTCGCTCGCGCTATACTCGCGGCCATGACCGCCCGGACGCCCGCCCATGCCGCGCATCACGCCTGACCAAGCCGGTGGGACGAACCTCTGCGCCTTCCTCGACATGCTGGCCGTGTCCGAAATCGGCGCCGCCCAGCTGGCGCGCAGTGACGACGGCTACGACGTGCTGGTGGGGTCGACGCCGGCGGCCATGCGCCGCTTCCTCGGCTACGCCGATCACCCGAACATCTACAACCGCGCGCTCAACTCGACCGCCGCCGGGCGCTATCAGCTGCTCTACCGCTGGTGGGTGCCGTACCGCGCACAGCTCAAGCTGCCCGATTTCAGCCCGGTCAACCAGGACCGGGTGGCGCTCCAGCAGATACGCGAGCGCGGCGCGCTGCCGGACATTTTGGCCGGTCGCTTCGACACGGCCGTCGCCAAGGTGGCGAACATCTGGGCCAGCCTGCCGGGCGCGGGCTACGGGCAACACGAGAATCGCCTAGCCGACCTGCGCGCGGCCTACGTGACGGCCGGAGGCACCCTCGCATGAGCTGGAACGATCCGATCGTCCTGTGGGGTATCGGCGCACTGGCCGCCGTCGGTGCGTGGTATCTGCGCCGCGAGGATCGGCGCATCTCCGACCTGGAAGTGGCGGTCGCGGCGCTGAAGGTGCAGATGGCCGGCCACGACGGCAATAAACAGCTGCTCGACCGCATGTACGGCGAGCTGCAGGAACTGACCAAGCTGACCAATCGGATTGCTGGCCACCTCAAAATCGACTGAACAGGGGAGCAAACAACGTGGACGATATGGACCCCAGCCTGGCGCGGGAGTGGATCGACGCCGCGCGCAAGCTGCAAGCAACCATGGAGCAGTTCCCCCAGCGCCGCGCGGCGGACGGCGCGCCGCAGGTGGCCGCCCACAGTGGCAACGTGACCATCGAGGTCAAGGACAGTCTGGTGCCGCGTCTGGTCTGGCTGGCCGTCTTCTCGGCGGTGCTGTGCGCCGTGCTGTCCATCATCACGTTGCTGGGCGGCGGCATGCTCTACCTGAACATGAAAGACCATCTGGACGCTATCTACATGATGGCGCCTCAACTGGCCAAACCCACCGGAGAGAAGAACCCATGAGCATCATCGTCCTCACCCCGCCGCCCAAGAATCCGTCCGGCAGCGCTGCGGCACTGTCCAGCGGTTCGCCGGAGCCGTTCGGCAATCGTCTCGCTTCCGAACTGCTGCATCTGGTCGGCCTGGAAGGGCACCGCTTCGACTCGTTCGAGGCACTGCGCGACTTCGCTCAGGCGCAGATCGACGCAGCGGGCCCGACTGTGCCGGCAGACGCCGCGCCGAGCGCGTAACCGGCATGGGCAAGCTGCGCCAGCTCCTGCTGCACATTTTCAGCGAGCGCGACAATGTCACGCCCGATGTGGTGCGCGTGGTGGGCGGCCTGCTTGCCTTTGCCGGCGGCGTTGAGTATCTGGTACTCAGTGCCTGGAACGTCATCGTCAACAAAGTGCCCTTCGACCACAACCATTTCGGCGAAGGGCTTTCACTGGTCATTGCCGCGCTCGGCGCGGCGGTGGCCGTCAAGGCCATCACGGAGAACAAGCCATGAGCCGTCTGCCAGGCCTGCGGGCCAACCTGCTGACGTGGTGCATCTGGCGCGCGCTGTACGCACCGCAGGGCCGCTGACATGCTGGCAGGCCTGTACGCCAAGCTGGGCGCACTCCTGCTGGTGCTGGGTGCCCTGGCCGGCCTGTACGTCTGGGGCCACCACGCCGGCGCGGCGGCCGTGCAGGCGCGCTGGAACGCTGCCCAGGCGCAACAGGCGGCCGCGGCCGCCAATCAGCGCGCCGCCAGCGCGCAGCAGACGTTCACCTGGCTCGACCAGTTCCAAACCATCGCCACTCGCTACGAGGCCGCGACCCATGAAACCCTACCCGCTGTGTCTGATGCCGTGGCTACTGCCGTGGATCATGGTGCTGTGCGGCTGCGTGGGAGCACCAGCG